ACCGCTGAGGAAGTTATCAAGAAGTACGACAACATAGGCGTACCCGTCCGTGGATTGGAGAAGCAGTCAAGAACTGATTTCACCTTCTGTTCTCACAGGTATAAGCGACAGGACGACGGCACGTGGCGGTGCTGGCTTGCAACTCCGGAAAGGATGCTTTACGACGCCTCGTTTAGCAAAGTCTGTGACACCTCTACCCTGATGAACTATCTGGCTGAGGTTGAGCAGATGCCGCCTAGTGAGTACAAGGACAGGATCGTGACGTTCATAGAGTGTCGCCATGAGCTGCTGGGGGCCGTCGCCCGGCATGACAAAGCGGATGAATAAAGGCAGCACCCGGCCTAAACAACAGGGTGCAAACACAAGTGCAGCTAATGCCATCAAGGAATTGACCAAACGAGTGGATAACTTGTCAACTACTGTGAAGAAAGGTAAGAAGAAGAGCAAAGGCGGTGGCTTAACCGAGTTCCTCGGGAGAGCCGGCACCGCTCTTGGAGCTGGAATTTCCCGGATCGCAGGATTCGGTGATTATGTTGTTCAAGATAACAGCATGTCGAAAGGAGGTTACTCTTCAATCGATGTTCCAAGCTTCGGCTCAGGCTCCAGTGAGGTACGGGTCACACATCGGGAGTTTGTAAAAACAGTCTCGGTTCCCAGCGACCCCACAAACTTTCACAATTTCACATATGACGTTAATCCGTCTAATGAGGCTTTGTTTCCTTGGCTTAGCAAGATTGCGCGCAATTATCAACAGTACAAAATCAACGGAATGGTGTTTACGTTCAAGTCCATGACTAGCGAGTACGCTAGTTCAGGTTCGCTTGGCACAGTTGGTATCGCTACCAATTATAACGTAAACGACAAGCCGTATGAGACTCTCGTTTCTTTCGAAAACAGCCAGTTCGCTGTCGTGAACAAGCCCAGCTTGAACATAGTACATGCGATCGAGTGCAAGGAGTTCGCGAGAAACGGGTTGCAACTGTATGTGCGTGATCCCAATAGCGAATCTTCAAATTTGAGTGACGCGAGGTTTTATGACTTTGCGAAAGTGCAAATTATGACTGACGGGCTGCCTCAGAACGTTGATACAACGTTGGGACAGCTTTGGGTTTCGTATGATATCACTCTTATGAAGCCCATCGTCGCCAGCGGCTCAGTAGTGCCGCCGGCTGTTGCTCGCACTATACTGCGTTCGCAGAAGGACACCACCGCTTTACAGTGGTTGGACAACGGTGACATCTACACTGACACAGTTAGATGGCCAGATCAGAATCTGACCGTGAACACCTCGTTCACGTCATTCAGCACTGATACGTCCTTAGCAGTAGCCAGCGACAAGCCATATACTTTTAGTCGTACACCTACCGAATTGACGCTGTTTACAACTGGGCAGGCCAACGGCCTCCGCATTCTGCGCAACGGACACTACACACTGACATTTATAATGTCAGGCAAGTTTCCAGCAAATGCATATATTGTGAATAGCGACAACAACGGTGAGCAGTTCACGGTAACCGCAAACGGCACAGCAGCCGTCGCCACACCAGTGAAGACGTCTTACATTGTGTCGCACGCGCCTTTCCAGCCCATAGCGTCAGCATCTCAATTCCCTTGTGGACATGGGACACTGACGCTTGTAGTGACTGGCATTACTGGCACTAGCGGCTCCGTTGACATCAACATCTCACCTTGGGTCACCTGGACCACGGCAAGCCAAATACCCACCTCTGTGGCGCATTTGCTTCATGTTACGTGGTCCGACAAAGGTACGCTCACTTATTGAGGTTTGTAGCAATGCTGCATGCATATACGTGGACGGAAAACCACACAAAAACCAGAGGTTGACGGAACTTGAAAAATTCCGTCGCACTACATGGAAGGAAAACCAAACCAAAACCAGGGCAACGACGGAGCCCGAAGAATTCCGTCGCACGCGGGCTCACGCCCGCGTGGGGGTGCT